TCAGTTGTAACCGTTGCAGGTCAGCAGAATGTTTCTCGCCAGTCAATCGAGCGTGGAACAAACATCGACTCACTTGTTATGGCAGACCTCGTTTCCGCATACCACACGAACCTTGATTCACTGTTCGTAACAACAAGCGCAACCTCACTCACTAACACCATCACACAAGTAGTTACCTACACCGATGCCAGTCCGACAGTAAGCGAACTATATCCAAAGTTTGCTGATTGTATTCAGCGTATTCAGACCAACTTCTTTGCGGGTCCAAACTTCATCCTGATGCACCCACGCCGTTTGGCTTTCATCCTTGCAGCGCAAGATGACCAAAAGCGCCCTCTTGCAGTGCCAGTTCCAAACTTCAACGGACAGCCTGCTGTTATGTCAGGTAACGGTGCGCCAATCTACGGCAACAGTGGTTACACAATCATGGGTCTCCCTGTCATCACGGATGCCAATGTCATTACAACCAATGGCGCAGGTGCAAACGAGGATGTAATCATCTTCGGTAACACCCAAGAAGCACACTTGTGGGAACAAGGCACTGGCGAGCCAATGATGCTTCGTTTTGAACAGCCAAAGGCTGCTGAACTCGACATCACAATGATTGTTTACGGATACTCAGCATTCACTGCTAACCGCTACCCAAATGCATTCTCCCTCATCGGAGGAACTGGATTGGTCACACCAACCTTCTAGTCATATAGGTTTCAAAGGCGGGGCGTTTATTCGTTTCATTGTTCACGCCCCGTCTTTGTTTTCTATGGTAACCTTGTCTTATGAGTAAGTACATTGAAGCATTGTTAATCGAGCGTAGGGGCTATGAGGTAAGGGGCTTAAAAGACAGACTGGCAGCCGTTGATGCTCAACTGGCAGAACTTGGTTTCAGTCACAAATATCTTTCCCCACCTTCAGAATCCCCTATTGAGGTCGCCTCAGTAGAACCTGAAATTGAAACAGCCGTTGTGAAGCGTGGTCGCCCGCCGAAGGAACGCAATGGCAATAACTAATGGGTACTGCACTCTTGCCGAAGTAAAGGCAGCCCTTAGACTCACAGATAATGTGGATGACACCCTCATTGAGAACTCTATTGAAGGTGCTTCTCGAAGGATTGACGGGTACTGCGGAAGATGGTTTTATAAGACCGCAAACATCGCTGTTCCGATTTACCCATACGATGAATACCTATGTGTGTTCCCTGCTGATTTGCCTACAACAACAGTGACGATTAAACTGGATTCGGCTGCTGACGGGACTTACGCAACCACCCTCACCCAAGGTGTTGATTACATTCTCGAACCAACAGATGCCCCACTCAGAGGGCGACCATATCGCCAAGCAAGAATGGTAGGCGGTGCCACTTTTTCATTAGAAGTCACTCCCTCGTTCCCAACTGTGCAATGCACTGCTACATGGGGTTGGAATGCTATTCCTGATGACATTAGAGAAGCCGCCATTCTGCTTTCAATGAGACAGTTCGCAAGATTAAACGCTGCACTCGGAGTTGTCGGCTTTGCTGACATGGCAATGCAGGTAAGAGCCATTGACCCTGATGTGCGTGACCTTCTAAATCCTTACCGTGACTTTGGAATCGCCTGATGCCCGCAACTGTCACGCAGGTAACAGACGGACTTAAAGCCCGCCTAGCAACCATCAGTGGGCTTCGGACATATTCTTATCAGCCTGACCAACTAAACCCGCCATTCGGTTTCCCCGTTCTGAACTCTGTCACATACCACAGAGCATTTAACGGTGGAGATGTGGTTTTTAATTATACAATCGTTGTGGTTGTGGGCAGGTACACAGACAGAACAGCCGATGCCTTGCTTGACGGGTATTTGTCATACTCAGGGGCAACTAGTATCAGGGCAGCCATTGAAGGCGACAAAACCCTTGGTGGCATTTGCTCGACTTTAATAGTACAATCATCAGCAGATGTTACAAGCCTGAATGCAGGAGACGCAGAGTTTCTTGAAATCAGGTTTTTAGTGGAAGTTCACGGATAATGGCACAATATAAAGTAATTTCAGATAATTGCGGTCTTGGCTCACAAGGCGAGACAGTGGACAGCGACAAGTTTGAAGGCGTTAATTTTGACGCTCTTGTTGAAGGTGGACACATTGCAGAATCTAAAGGCAAAACTGAACCTAAAGAACAGGACACAAAATAATGGCTCAACTAGTACTCACTAACTGCAGTATTAAAGTAAATACCGTTGCTCTTGCCAGTCGTGCAAACAGCGTAACCCTTAACTATGAAATCGACTCAGTTGAAAACACTGCATTCGGCTCAGGTGGTCACACTTTTCAGGGTGGATTGCAAAATAACAGCATTGAAATCGCCTTTATGCAGGACTATGCAGCAGCCAATGTTGAAGCCACTATCTACCCACTGGTAGGCACAACGACAACCGTTGAAATCATCCCGATTGACACCACCGTTGGCGCAACAAACCCAAGATACACAGTCTCAGGCACATTCCTCGCAGCACATAATCCAGTTGCGGGTGCAGTCGGAGAACTAGCAATGACCTCTTTAACCTTTACGGGTGGCACACTCGTTAAAGCCTCAGTATAGGAATAATAAATGGCAACTCTTGTTTTAACAAACGCATTCATTTCAGTAGGTGGAACAACACTTTCTGACCGTGCAAACTCAGTAACTCTTAACTACGAAAATGACTCAATCGAGATTACGGCTTTCGGAGACACAGGGCACAAGTTCACTGGCGGGCTTCAAAATAACTCTTGCGAAATCGCCTTTATGCAGGACTTCGCCTCACTGAATGTTGAAGCCACCCTGTACCCACTGGTAGGCACCACAACAACAGTCATTATTAAGCCAAACGGTTCGGTTACTGGCGCAACAAACCCTGCCTACACTCTTACAGGTGCTTACCTCGCTTCACATACTCCTGTGGCTGGCGCAGTTGGCGAACTGGCAATGACAAGCGTTACCTTCACAGGTGGCACATTGGCTAAAGCAGTCTCTTAAATAAAAAGAAAAGAAGGAAACAATGAAAATTGCTTTAACTATCACATTCGCCAACGGCGAAAAACGGGATGCAGACGCAAAGTTCCCCGACTTTGTAGCATTCGAACGCACTTGGAACCGCAGTGTCACAAAGTTTGAAGAGGAACTACGCCTCACAGACTTGGCTTGGCTGGCATGGCACTCTGAAAAGCGCACCATGAAAACGCAAGATGCTTTCGACCCTGTGTGGATTAACGGTGTTGAGTCAGTTGAAGTCAGAGAAGACCCTGAAGCGGGTGAAAGCCCTTTGGAGTAGGCTCGCTGCACTGGACAATCGTTCAGTTAGCACATGAGTTCCACATTTCACCGTCAGAAGTGATGCAGCAAGACGATTTAACTATCACAGTGATGTCGCAGTATGTGACACACCTTGCAAAGCAGGCTTCTAAGACGATGAGAAAATAGTAAGATAGCGTTATGGCAGCCACTATCGAAGTACACGGTCTTAACGAACTGTTGCGTGAACTCCGTAAATACGAGCCTGAGATGTATAAAATGATTCGTAAAGAACTTTTGGATGGTGCTCAACCATTAACATCGGCAGTTGGTGGCGACTTCCCTGAAAAGCCTCTTAAATACTGGCATACCTCAGGCGACAGGCGAGGCAAGGCTAAGATGCCCCCATACAACGCTGGCAAAGCCCGTAGGGGTGTCAAAGCAGTGGTGGTGCGTGGAGGCAGGGCAAAAGGAATTATGCGCCTAGAGCAGCGTGACGCTGGCGGGCAAGTTTACGATGCCGCAGGAAGCAAATCCATGTCTCGATTCGTAAAGAACCTTGACAAACACGCACCCACAAAATCCAAACCACCCAAATCAAGGTCACGCCTGATGTACGCCAGTGTCGCTGCTAATATGGGGCTTGTCGAAGACAACATTCTCAAAGCCATTGGCAAAACGGACAAGATGATTCAGACAAGGATTTTGCAGAAATAACATGGCTCTTGGCGTAAATATAGTTTCAGATTTTAATGCTAGAGGCATAAATCAGGCTATTCGTGATTTTAAGAAACTGGACTCCACTGCAAAGAAGACTGCTTATGCTTTGCAGACCACTACAAGTGCGTTAAATAACGGAATAAAGAACCTTGCTAAGTATGGTGCGGCTGCTTCAATCGTTACAGGCGTAATCGGGAAGAAACTCATTGACGCTGGTTCAAACCTTGAAGAGTCAATGTCTAAAATAAATGTCGTTTTTGGTGCTTCAGCCCAATCAGTCAAAGACTTTGCTTCTACTGCTGCACAGTCAATGGGTATTTCTAACCAACAAGCCTTAGAGGCTGCTGGAACCTACGGAAACCTGCTTCAAGCCTTCGGCACAACTCGAGAAAAGGCAGCAGAGATGAGCACCACAATGGTGCAACTCGCTGGAGACCTTGCATCGTTTAACAATGTGCCCGTAGCAGATGCTCTTTTGGCTATCCGTTCAGGTCTTTCAGGCGAAGCAGAACCACTTAAACGGTTCGGTATTGCAATTAACGATGTGCGCCTCAAACAAGAGGCACTGGCACTTAAACTGTATGACGGCAAGGGACAGTTAAGCGTCTTAGCAAAGTCTCAGGCTGCCTACGCTTTAATCCTTAAAGACAGCACATTGGCACAAGGCGACTATTCACGAACCTCTGACGGTGTTGCCAATATGCAGCGAACCCTTACAGCAACATTCCAAGACATCTCTGCCGAACTAGGCACTGCACTGCTACCCGCATTTAAAACTCTTTTGGGCTTTGTAAATGACACATTGCTGCCTGTATTCAGAGAGTTCTCCGACATTGTTGGTACAGAAGGATTAGGGGCTGCCTTTAAGTATCTAGGCGAGCAAAT